AGTGACGGTGTTCCTAATGTGTTGTCACCGGACAATACCTTCGTGGATGGACTGCGGCAGAAACCTCTAAGCAGGAAGAAAATTCAGGCTATGGTTGAGGGAGAGTTTCCTAACGATGAGGTCAAACGAAACTTTCAGAGAAACAAGAGACTGATTGACCTCAAAGAATCACCACCTGAGTTATTTTTTGATATACTGAAAGAGTACAAAGATGCACCAGATGGTGACCGTAGCAAACTACTAAATTATTTTACACAGAAGAGGTTGCGTAACCTCGTTGAATCGATAGGAGAATTCTAATGGCAATCGACACATATACACGCAGTTTTGCTGAAATCTTGACACAGGTTTCTAAAATGAAAACAAAGAAGGAAAAGGTAAGCTTTTTGAGGCAGTACCAGACTGATGCACTTCGCATGATCTGCAAGTCGTCCTTTGACCCAAAAATCGTATGGGAACTACCCGAAGGTGATGTACCATACGCACCGAATGATGCACCAGAGGGTACAGAGCATACCTCATTGCAGCAAGAGGTCAGGAAATTGTATCACTTCATCAAGGGTGGCAATCCTAGTTTGCATCAGAACAAACGTGAATTAATGTTCGTTCAGATGCTTGAAGCACTTCAGTCTGATGAAGCAGAACTGTTGGTTGCCGCGAAGAAGAAGGAACTGCACCGTAAATACAAGGGTCTATCTGATAATGTGGTTAAGGAAGCGTTTGATTGGGACGATGAATACAAACGAATCGAACATGCCCAGTATCCACAGGCAAAAGGACTAGCCAATGGGTAACTTTTTTTGAGAATCGTTTAGAATCAATGGCTTAGCGGCTACGATTTTTCTTGACAAAGCCTGATTTTTGGTCTATACTTAGGTATAAACTGAGAAAACAAAGGAAGAGACACGATGAACAACGAAATGACCGCCCTGATTGAGAACATCAAAGAAGATTACCTTACTTGGACCACTGGTTGCGCCTATGCCAAAGTTGGCGGCACTGGTGAATTGACCGACATCAATAAGGAGATGGTTGCTAGGTTCAACGAGAAAATCACCTACAAGGTGGGAACTAAGTACATCAAGGTATTCAGTGAAGGTGGTAGCGTTTGGGGTTTTGTTGTCAATACCGACAACGACAAGAAGTTTCGGAAGGGTGACATTCTGAAAGCCGCTGGTTATGCTGCTCCTACTCGGAACGCTGCACGGGGAAACATCGTTGACGGTGGTTACACCATCAACTGGACCGGACCCCTTTACTTAATATAGGAGATTGATTATGAAGAAGATTGCAACAATCGCTATTGAAACCATGTTCATGTTAACCCTATTTGCGGCAGGATGGTTTGCCCTCGTCGCATTTTAGGGGTTGAGATATGAACTACGTCAATGTCATAGGTTCCACGAAGAAGAAACGGGCTCTTGTTGAGAGCGCAGTTACTTTCTGCATCAGTGAATTGATGCCTCGTATGCGAACCCTTGAGGTTGAGTTGAACTTGAAAAATCTCAAGACTGAGGGAGTTTGTGGTTGGTGTTACGAAGGTGATGGTAATCGCGATTTCTATATCGATGTTGAGAAGACTCTTGATGATGAAGAACTGGTTGAGACTGTATGCCATGAGATGGTACATGTCTGGCAGGGTGCCACTCGCAAGATGAAAGACCTTGATGGATTTCGTAAGATGTACATGGGTAAGGTCTATGATGATACTACTGCATACAGTGATGAACCTTGGGAGATTGAGGCATATGCAATGCAGGGTGGACTATTGGAAAAATTTAAAGAGGAATATGTGATATGAGTAAGATGAATAACTGGATGATGGACATCGAAGATTTCTGTAATGGATATTTCTTCGATGCACCTGTTCCGAATGACTTCACTGTTGATGAGATTGTTGAGGATGTTGGAATGTACTTCAAATCTGGTGAAGCAGTCAAGTATGCCCGGCGATATATGAAAAAACAAATGGGTGAAATGTGAACGGCCTTGAAGCAGCAATCATTGGATTGATGATTGCAGTCCCCCAACCAAGCGCACCAATAATTGAACCTGATAGGTCTGTTGAGTGTCTTGCACTCAACATGTATCATGAGGCAAGGGGTCAGGGTATCGCAGGAGAGCTTGCAGTTACCGCTGTCGTATTGAACCGTGTTAATGATAAAAGATACCCTAATACCATCTGTGAGGTGGTAGAACAGGGGCCTACACGAGCATCATGGCAGAACCCCCAAGTGAGATACCCTATAAAAAATAGGTGCCAATTCAGCTGGTTCTGTGACGGTAAGAGTGATGTGCCTCGAAATAAAAAGATATATAATAAGATGTTTGATCTTGCAGATGCAATTCTGAGTAATGAGATTTCTTTCCTAGATATCACTGGTGGTGCAACGCATTACCATGCAGACTATGTGTCACCCGCATGGGCAAAGACTAAAACGAAGACTGTAGAGATACAGGATCATATTTTTTATCGTTGGGAAAAATGAGTCACTTTAGGTTTATTGAAAAGAACATTGACGTAAGTTCTATTCTTGCTGATATCAAGAGTGAGGATTGGGCTGTGGCAGGATCACTACAAGGTGCTGCTGGAGATACGAAACCGTATGGATTTCTACCTCTCACTATGGCTGCGGTCAAACACCCTGATGATGATCCCAAGAAGACTGTTCTACAACAGAACACACCGATGTACTATCGTTATCCTGCTATCAGGAAATGGTTAAAGACTTACAAACTGCACCGACATTCACGAGCAGCATTCTTTAGATTGAGGCCGGGCGATACACTAGGTCTGCATGTTGATGAAGGTGACTACTATCTGACACGGGACAGGTATCATCTATCGTTGCAGGGTACATATCTGTACACGGTTGAAGATGAGTCACATCAGATTGATCCCGGCACATTTTTCTGGTTTGACAACAAACGTCCACATATGTCATATAACAATGGTGATGTTGATAGGCTGACATTTGTGTGGGACGTTCCCAAGGGTAGGAGAAATCCATGATTGAAGTTTTTGATAATATTCTCGGCACTGATAATTATCATCACCAAATATCTCATATGAAATGGTCATATGAGTATCAACCAATAACTCCACCACTACTCAATAAGCACTGGTATTCAGATGGAAAACCTTTCATCGATGACCTGTTCAAAGATTTGGTAGGATCAATCCAATTAGAGGGTTTGGGTTCTGTTAACTCCTCTTATATTCTTGGTCACACTCATGGATTGGAACAACAATCTCATTATGATGCTTGTGACTTCACCATGATATATTATCCAAAACTGGATTGGCAATCTGATTGGGGTGGTGGGACATTGGTTGGTGACACTCTGATTTCATATGTTGGTGATCGGTTAATGATTTTCAGCTGTGACCAGATACACCAAGGACAACCAATTTCAAAGTATTGTCAGGAATTGAGGCCCATCGTCGTATTTCAATGTAATGCTAAGAATGCAATGATAGAGAGGTTATCGTGGCAGAGGTAATATCACTAACAGACCTGATTGAATCTCGGCTCAAGAAGCAACAAGAGATAGAATATTATCAACAGACATTAAAGCGGTTGACACAGAAGATTGGTGAGTTGAATACGGAAGTTAGTATCACCTCAATAATTATTGACATGATTGAGTCCGAAAGGGTCTTGACTTTAGATGAGAAAAAGGGTAAGATGCTACTATTAGATGATACAAGGAAAGAAGAATGAGCGCTGTTATGGATACGATTGAGGAAATGAAATGAACATATTCTACCTAGACAAAGACCCTGTAGTTGCAGCACAGATGATGTGTGACAAGCATGTGGTCAAGATGATACTGGAGAGCGCACAGATGCTCTCCACTACACATCGTGTTCTTGACGGGGATGAGATTGCAGACTCCAAAGGTTTGTACAAGATGGCTCATAAGAACCATCCAAGTACTATTTGGGCGAGAACTAATTCATCAAATTATGATTGGTTATGGCAACACATGGATGCTATGATGAAAGAGTATACCTATCGTTATGGTAAACACCATGCGACAGAACGGCTGACACACTATCTTTGGGAACACCCTAAGAATATTACTAACGGTGATTTCAGTGATCCACCTCAATGTATGCCTGAAGAGTGCAAAGATGAGGACACAGTGCTTGCTTATCAAAAGTACTACATAGTAGAGAAATCAGGTTTTGCAAAGTGGAAAAACAGAACCGTACCGGAGTGGTTTAATGCAGAGAGAGAGTCATTGGGATTACATGGGGCGGCGAATGCGTGAGGGTAAAATAATTACTCCCAGGCCGGGCACACATCCCGGTTTGACGAGCATCGAACGGAATTTGTACCAACGAATAGAAGAACTTGAACGTAAGGTGGCAGCTCTTGGCAGTCATCCTCAACAACTGGAGATGGACGTATAATGCCAACATATACATTTTATGATAGCAAGACGAAAAAACAGTGGGATGATATGATGCCTAATTCTGAACGTGAAGAGTATCTAAAGGATAATCCACATATCAGTCAAATCCCCGGCGGGTTTGCTTTTGTCGGTGATCATATCATGGGTGTTGGTCCGAAACAGGACGGTGGTATGACAGAGAACCTTCAACGGATTGCAGCTGCACATCCCGGCACACCCCTTGCAGATCGTTATGGTGGTGAACCCACAAAACAACAGAAAACTCGAGCAGTATTGAAAAAACATGGTGTTGTTTAGTATAAATAGAATTGATGCGGGCGAGATATCAAACTTCAGCAAGGGACGCACAGTGTCTACGCAAGCTGGGAAGTCAATCCGCCCATGCATCAGAGGGGGGTCCGTCCCCGGCACCCCCCTCTCACTACTTTCATAATAAGGATATATAATGGCAAGCACTAAGAAGAAGAACAAAGAAATAAACCACAACAATCTAGTACCAGTTAAACCCATCACTGATAATCAGACGGTGGTATTTGATTCTTTCAAGAAGGGTAAGAACCAGTTCCTATTTGGTGCTGCGGGTACAGGTAAGACGTTTAGTGCGTTGTTCCTTGCACTGCAAGCAGTGATGGACTTGAAGACCAAATATGAGAAGGTCATATTGGTTCGATCACTTATCCCTACGAGGGAGATTGGTTTCCTGCCGGGTGATGAAGAAGATAAGGCTGCACTGTATCAGGTGCCATATCAGAACATGGTACAGTTTATGTTTGAACAACCAAATGAACAGGCGTTCAGCAATCTGTATGATCGTCTCAAGGGACAGGGTACACTCTACTTCCTATCAACTTCTTTCCT